TAGATCAACCATACACGAGCAGCAATCTATCTAATATAGATTTAGCGAAGCGTGATCTGCTAAACCATTTCCATATCCGTAAAGGAGAGAAGTGGACAGATCCTGAGTTTGGTTGTGACTTACCTTTGTACATATTTCAACCTTTAGATGACATCACAATGGATGCTATCAAGGAAGAAGTATTTGCAGTAGTAAATTATGATCCAAGATTTGTAGTAGATGATACTAATATCATTGTTAATCAAGATGCTCACTATGTTACTATTAATGTAAAGCTAACATATGTACCAACAACAACTGCAATAGATTTGCAGATCAAATTCGATAACGAATTTCAACAGAACGCAGAGTTTTAATTATGGCACAAAAAACTAGACAAACAAAATTATTTGCGGCAGAAGACTATACAGTTGTATATGAATCATATATTAATGCAAACTTTCAAGCATTTGATTATGATACTATGCGATCAGCAATGGTCGAGTATGTACGTAACACATACCCAGAGAATTATAATGACTGGGTAGAATCAGCAGAATTTGTATCACTACTAGATGTAGTTGCACAATTTGGACATAACTTAGCATACAGAGTAGACCTCAATGCAAGAAACAATTTCTTAACAACAGCCCAAAAACAAGAGTCAGTATATAAGCTGGCAGAGTTTTTAGGATATCAGCCAAGACGTAACGTGCCAGCGTATGGTGAGATGAAAGTTATTGCAGTTAAAACAAATGAAGCAGTTATTGGTAGTGCAGGAACAAGTTTAGGTGGAACTGAAGTTAAATATGAAATTACAAACAACTCAAGTAACTTAGATGATTTTATTACAGTATTAAATGCATCAATGCAAAACAGTAATCAATATGGAAGTCCTACTAAAAGTTCAGTAATTAATAATATTAAAACAGATTTCTATGATTTAAATAATACACCAAATCAAATTAAATTTGATGTTGAAGGTGTTGCACTTGGTAAGTCAGCAACGTTTAATATTGTTAACAGTGAATATGATAGTGTTAATAAAACATTCGTAGAAAAAATGCCAGACCCAGTAAGTTCGTTTGGAATTTATTTTAAAAATGACGGCAAAGGTATTAACAGTATTAATAGTGGATTCTTTGCAGGAGTTAAACAAGGATCATTAGCATACCAAGACTTTGTTATTTCAGATCCAATTGACAACGCAGTGCTTGATGTAACTGCAACAGACATCAACCAAAACGATGTATGGGTGCAGAACATTAACGATACTGGTAACGTTACTAAGCAATGGACAAAAGTTTCAGATGTAAATGGAAATGTAATTTATAATAATTTAGCTAACGGTGTTAGAGATGTATACAGTGTTAAGACTAGAGAAAATAATCAAATTTCAATTGTGTTTCCAGATAGAGCATTTGGTAACATTCCAAAAGACACAATAAGAGTTTGGTATAGAACTAGTGCTAACAGTACATATGTTGTTAGACCAGATGACTTAACAAATAAAAAAGTACAAATAAATTATACAGGATTAGATGGAAACGTATACACACTTGTAATAACGCTACAACTAAAACAGCCAATTGCAAATGCAAGCTCAAATGAAACACTAGATAGTATTAGAGAAAATGCTCCTAGAAATTATGCTACACAAGATAGAATGATTACAGCAAGTGATTATAATACAATGCTTGGTGGTAGTAATGGTGGACTTATTAAAATTAAAAGTGTTAACAGAACATTCAGTGGACACAGTAGATATTCTAAATTTACAGACCCAACTGGTACGTATTCTGATTTATACTTACGTGGAAGCGATGCAGTAGTTTCGGAAAGCGAAAATTTAGTTTCGTACTCAACATCAAGTTCAGATTCGTCAACACAAATATTTGAAAAATATGTTAAAAATATTATTGACAACGATGAATTTGTAAACTTATATTACACAAAATTTAAAACAACATTTGAAGGACTAGCAACTTCAGCAGGATATACTACAAACAAATTTACATGGGTTAGTCCTAGTACAACTGCAAGTGGTGCAAAGAATGGATATATTACGGATCCAAGCAATGCAGGATTAATTCAACGTGTGGGTGAAACTTCAGATACTTATATGAAGTATATAACACCAGGCGCATTAATTAAATTTAAAAAAGTAAATGGTGAAGAACTATGGTCTAAAGTTGTAAGTGTATCGATGAACGGATTAGGTATAGAAAACATTGGAGCACAAGCCGGTGCACCAACGGGCAAGCGTAAGGACGGTACAGGTGCAATTGTATTGGATAGTATTATTCCAGGACAAAGCACAATTGAAGTAATTTATCCAGCATTGTCTAGAAGATTTATTTCTAGAGAACGAGATATTATTAAAACATATTTAGATGCTAAAAGATCATTTAGTGTAAAATATAATTACAAAAATAAAAGTTGGGATGTTGTAAGTGAAAACATTGGTAACATTAATGATGCATACCCAGATAATTTTGCACTAGGAAGTGATAGTTGGATTTTATATTTTGACTATACAGGCTCAGCATTTGATATTTATTTGAGAACAATTAGATTTAATTTTACAAGTAGTTCAGTTAGATTAGGAAACATACAAAACGAATATGATTTAAGTTCGTATACTAAAAAAGCCAAACGTGATCAAATAAAAATAGTTGATGCGGTTGATAATGCGATAGTAGAAACTGGAAAGTTTTTTGTATATGGATATGATCAGGCTAGCACTAACAATTATAGATTAGTATTAATAGATGGTAACGCAGATAGTAGACCAGATAATCCATTAGCATTCAATGAAGTAGTAGGATTTGGTAACACAACTAAATCAAATTTAAACTTTGAATGGCAACATGTTACTACAGATAATCAAGTAGTAGATCCTAGCTTTACAAATGTTATTGATGTGTTTGCATTAACTTCAGCATATGATACTAGTTATAAGAACTGGCTAAATGGTACAATTTCTACACAACCATCACCACCAACTAGCTATACATTATCGCAACAGTTTGGATCAGTTGAAGGCAAAAAAGCAATGAGTGATACTATTGTTTACAAGCCAGTTAAGTATAAACCAATATTTGGTACACATGCTGAACCAGAACTAAAAGCAAGATTTAGAATTATTAAATTATACGGATCAAATATTACAGACAGTGATTTAAAATCAAAAACAGTAACAGCTATAAAGGAATTCTTTAGTTCATCAGAATGGGACTTTGGAGAGACTTTTTACTTTACTGAGTTAGCGGCATACGTACACAAGGAACTAGCAGGTGTACTAAGTAGTTTTGTTATTGTACCACAAGGAACCGGAACAACATTTGGAGACTTATTTGAGTACACACCAAACACAGACGAAATGCTAATTGCAGATGTAACAGTAAATGAAATTGATATTATTCAAAACATTACAGACGAAAATATTAGAGCAGGAAGTTAATAAATGGCTAAGAAAAAAGCAGGACAATCTAAGGTAAACAATATAAAAACAAATAAGTTTTTACCAGGTGTATTTCAAACTGATCTAAATAAAAGTTGGTTAGATAGCACATTAGATCAAATGGTTTCTAAAGGACCACTTGATAACATTAATGGATACGTTGGATCTAGAAACGGTGCAACTGCAAATATTAATGACTCTTATATTGAACCAAAGTTTCATATACCTCTTAGACGTAAGTCTCAACTAAAGCCAGGTGTTGTTAGTTATGATGATGATTTAAAAATAACTAATCAACTTACTATAGATGACATTGCTCATTCTATTAACACAAATTTTGATGCATACAATTATAACTCTGCATACAATACAGAAATATATTCATACAGCCCACCAGTTGATGTTGACAAATTAGTTAACTTTAAAAATTATATTTGGGCAGAAGAGTTACCAGTATACGAAAGTATATACACGGGTGCTAGTAAAAATCCATTAGTAGATTCTAGACATCGTACATTATACACATTAACAGATGATAATAATACGTTCAGCGTTGAAGACCATATGCTTATTAAGTTTACTGGTTCAGGTTGGGATGTAGCTGTTAAAGACAAAACATTTATTGTAACTGGTGTTGGTACATTTGTTACATTTGAAGAATTCAGAGATGAGAACACTAGAAGAGTATATCACAGTGTTGTACCTCACACACAAAATAATGATGGTATATGGGACGACAGTAAAGTTCATCGTGTCATCCCAAATAAGCAAAACAAATACTGGCAAGCCGGAGCAAGAAACTTTTTAACATTAATTAATGATTATAATAATGATGCTAGCCAGCTACCAATCTTTGATGGCTTTCATTTTACAGACTTAAACTCTAATGCAACTCAATTAGTTGAAGGTGTGTTAATTAGATTTGATTCTGATGATTGGTTTTATAATAATGCAGAACAAAAAGAAAACATATACATTGTTGATAAATTTCCAAATGGATTATTATCACTTAGAGAAGTTGTAAAAGCAACATGGAGTGTAGACCATTGGACACTTTCTACAAGTCCAAGTGCTAAAGCAAGTGACATTGCAAAACTAAAAAACATAGCAAAGTTTGATATGAATGGCGAACTTGCGTGGGACTTTGGATTACCAGTTGAACCTATTTTAGATTATATAGTAATTGCTAAAGAAGATTTATTTCATACAGCATGGAGCAGAGCTAACCACTGGGTAAACATCAGTACAGTTAGAAAACTAATGACGTTGTTACCTGATTATAACTTTGACGACATCCTATCAAATAAACGTAGAGCAAAAAGACCAATCATTGAATACAATGCAGGCATTAACTTACACAACAATGCAAGGCATCACGATTATGAAGATGACCCAACATACATTGGTGCAATAGACTTTGGTGTAACAGCAGGTGACGATATTAGCATCTTGCCAGTGGGATCAACATATGTTTACATAGATAGCACCCAAGATAAAGTTTATAAGTCAACAACTACTACACCAACTACAGTGCTTACAATGTCAAATAATTATTGCTTAACAATTAAGAGTGTACTAAATGCAAACAAACTTAATTGGCAACACAGTGACGTATGGTACGTTAACAATAAATTTACTCTAGCACAACAAAAAACAAAAGTCAACCAATATCCGCTTTATAAATTCTTTACAGATGAAGGCGTTGCATTTGAAGATATAGTAGGTACAAACTTTACAGGTGATAAAATATTTGGATACAAAGAAGGCACTGGTGCAATTGATCCAGAACTTGGATTACAATTAAGTTATAAAGATTCTCCAAAAGGTGCTGAATATGAATTTGAGAATTTTATTTTAACAAGCAAATATAAAAATACATTACAAAATGCAGAGAATCCAAAAATAACATTTAATAAATCAGGACAAGGTTATAACTTATATAAAAGATATGACAAACTTGAAACTGTTTACAGACAGTCTGGAATGCCAGCTGGCGCATTAACAACTGAACAATATAAAATTACAATAGGCGATAACAACTTAACTATTCCATATGGATATGATAATTGGGACAGAACACACGCATTTGTATTACACAAGAAAAATGATAAGTTTACTTTGTCAAGATTAAATGTAGACACGGGCGAATTTTTAGAACAAGATGTTCCGTCTATACAAACAATACGTAAAAATACTAATATTAAAATACATAACTTAACAACTGAAACTATACAATATTTCCTTCCAGGTAACATTCAAGTTACGCCAACTACAAGTTCACAGACTGTTGGCGGATTGGTAATTGAAAAAGATGCAAACAATGTTGTTGAGTTTTCATTAACTACTGACAATGTTAGTATTGTTGTTGAAGGTAAAGTATTATCAATGATTACTTCAATTGATAATCAAGATGATTTAAATTATTCAATAACAAATAACGGAAATAAAATTAACGATTCGTACATTACAATAAACAATAATAATATTGTAATAAGTGAATTTGCATTTAAAGAAAATGATATAATTGATTTTAGTTTTAGAAGCAATGAAAATAAAACAGCTACAACAATTAGCTACCCAGAAGTTATGGAACACAATGTACATAATGAATCAATAAAAACGTTTACAATAAGCGAGACACTTGAACATTGGGTTAGTAAATTAAATGTTAATCCAAATTTTGATGGCAACTCGTTTTCAGAAAATAATTATAGTAGTATAACACATACACCATATTATGGTGGAACATTATATATGCGTAAGCATGATAGTATAATGCACGACATTAATTATTCAAATGAGAATATAGATGTTACTGGTTCATTAGTTGAACAAGGTGCAGATTGGATTTCATTTAGAAACAGAGTACTAGCACAAGTAAAAAGATTATATCAAATTAATCCTTATACAGATATTAAAAGTATAACAGATGATTCAATTAGTGAGATATTAAAAAATAAAAGAACTATTGACTTACATAAAACTTCTAACATGTTATATGCAGAAGCTGAAGTAACGCAGACTATAAAAATTACTGATACAAGTGTTTTAGCATATAAAACAAATTACACATTCAACGGTGATTTAAATATTAGAGATCATGTATATGTTTATCTTACTGACGCAAACGGAAAAGTAATATTACAAAAAGATACAAACTATACAATGATTGGAGATACAATTTATCTAACAAGTTTAAGTAATACTGCTACTGAACTAGAAGTAGTATATCATAACATGGACTCAGATAGTTTTGTTCCAGCAAGTTTAACTAAGCTAGGATTATCAAAAGGTTATAGACCAATTGTAAGTAACAATGTATTATATACACATGATGGTTATGAATATAATTTAACAAGTACTGCTAACGTAACAGATATTACATCAGCAAACTTTGATGTAGTGCATGCAGTATTATTAGATATGGAAAATAGAATATACGCTGGTCTTGTATTACAAGATACAATGTATGATAAAAAGCAATATGCTTCATACACAGACTTCTTGCCTAACACGCAACACAGTACATGGTATACATTAAACATTTTAAATAATTATACAGAAAAGTTTTATACAAAATGGGCAAGTATAAGAAATGTAAATGAAACTAATATATACGACCAAGCTGATAAGTTCACATGGAACTACAGTACAATACAGTTTGATAACTTTAAAACACCAGGACATTACAAAGGAGTATACACACTTCTGTTTGGTACAGCAACACCACATTTAACTCCTTGGCATATGCTAGGATTTGGATTCAAACCAACATGGTGGGATGCAAACTATAGTTGGACAGATGCAACTAAACGTACAGCATTAATTAATGCGTTAACAAATGGTATAGTATCTCAGCCAAGCCAGCCAGTAGAACAAGATTTAAAATACGCTAGGTTTAATTGGGAGTGGTCAACTAGATGCCCAGTAACAACAACAGGTGTACTGGAAGATCCAACAACAGTAATTGGTTTACCTAACTCAGCTGATGCGGCACAAGACTTTGTATTTGGTGATTACGGACCTACAGAATATATGTGGAGAAACTCTGCAGAAGGACAAGCAACAATGATTGACGCTGTTCTAAAATTAAATCCAACTACAGCATGGACTAGTTTCTTCCAGCCAGGATTTGTAAAAGAAAGTATTAATGGATTACCACAAACTTATTATGATAAGCAATTAACTGCAACAGCAAAATATAAAGTACCGGGCATAGTTTATGATAAAACTATTACAAAAGTAACAGTATCAAACTCGCCGAGCGGACTAACAACTGATTCAGAATTTATTATTATTGATGACTTTACAAGTTCAAAAGCACGTGCTAAATTTAAAATAACATATGGAAAAATTACTAGTGTTAGTTTAATTGATCGTGGAATTAATTTCACAGGCGATCCTATTGCAGTACATAAACTTGGCACCGACATTCAACCAATAACAATAGACTTTAAAGTTAATGAAATTCCATTTGTTGCAAACGGAATAGCACAAGCACAATATAACTTTGCACAACGAAATCAAAAAGATGTAAATCATGAACAACTTTATAAAAACTTAACAACTAAACTAATACAAAAAGTTGGTGGGTTTACTAGCAAACATTTATTAAATGTATTTGCTGAAAGCAGTGTTAATGGTGATTTTCAATTTGGTCAAGCAGACTTTGATGTTACTATGTATACCGGTAAGCCAACACAACTTGTAACAGCAAGTGCATTGTTTATTACTAAAGATATTGCTGGTTACAAAGTTAATGGTATAAGCAACAACAAACAAGAATTTAATTTTTATGAACCAAACACAACAGGTTTAGAATATGATGAACTAACAATAGCTAACTCATCAGTTAAGAGATATAAAAGATTTGTTTCTACTCCAAGTGTTATTGAGTATAATGCACCTGTAGAAAAAATACAAGATGTTTATAACTTTATACGAGGCTATTGGATGTGGATGGAAACAAATGGATACACATTAGAATTTGACAAAGACAGTTCGGCTGCAGACTTTGTAGGCTGGGCTAAGACAGCTGATGACAATGACATTTATGTTTTACAAATAGGTAGAAAGATTTCGTTTAAACCAACACACGGAACAGTACTTGAATATAATAAATTAACATATAGTAACAATGACGTACTATCAATATATAATAAAAAACTAGACAACAGTGATCTAAGTATTGATAGAAAAGAAGGTGTTGCTTACATAGAAACAAAAGATAAAGAATTTATTGGAAGCATCACAAGTGCAGTAGTAGATTATGAACATGCAATTATATTTGAAAAGAAAACTAACCTTGGTGTTGATGTATTTGATGATGTAAAAGATAAAGTACAAAATAGATTGTTAATTAAAGGACAACGAACACAAGACTGGAACGGTGAGAAGAAAGCACCAGGATATTTAGTACTAGATAATCATATTGTTGAAAATATTGATAGTGCAGTACAAAGTATAGATGACATTTATAGAACTGATGTTGATGAATTTAATTCAGCATTAGGAAAAGCAAAAGACCTGACAATAGGAAACATAGAAAAAACATGGACACAAGATTTGGGATTAAACAAAAACGTAATCACAAAGATGCATCAAGGACTAATAGGAAATACAGGTACAACTACAGCGTTAGATAAAATTGGTAGATCAAATATATTAAATGAAAACGGAACTGATATTTCAGTATACGAACAATATATGTTTAGACAATCAGAATTAGGTAACAATGACATTGAAGAACCTTTTGAATTTGAAATTACATCTTCTGATATTTCTTCATCACCGCAGATTATTGCATTAGATGATTCAGTTGTTGATCCAGTTGAATTATTAAATGTACTACCGGAAAAGATTGTTAACAATAAAGACTTAACATTTGATACTAAGTCTTTTGGTAGTAGTATGGTTGATATACTTACAGGCGGTGAGCCGCTTTCAACAGAAACAAAATATAAAATACTTAATGCAGATCAATTATCTACTGTATGGGATTCAAGTGCATCATATGCAACTATTCCAACTTGGAATAATTATACAAGTTATAAACTAGGCGACGAAGTTAGACACGAAGGTAAATTATGGGAATGTCAAGTTGACTACACAGGTAAGACAGAAATAACAGCAAACATAGAATTAAAAGCTAGAAACGCAGGAATAGCATTTCCTAGTGGAACAGTTGCAACTGTAGCTGGAACAACAACTACGTTTGCTCAAACAAAAACAGAATATCAAGATATAGTAGCAGTAGGAAGTACAACTAATCCTACATTTGCTCCAACAGAAACTTTACTAATAGATGGCATTGGAGTAGGCTTCAGTAAGTCACAAGAAGTTCCAGTAGTTACTGGACCAGCAGTTATAAGAGCAAACTCAGGACCAAAACAGTTTACAGATGTAACAGGAAAGAATATTACTATTAATGGAGTGTTAGTTGACTTTGATACTACTCCACAGGATATTATTGAAAACTTTACAGGTGTTGATAATGGAGTAGCACCAGCAGTTGATCTTGAAGATACATTTACATTAGCAACTACACTAAGTCCAAATACATACGGTATTTCAAGTGTAACAGTTGACGGCTCAGTAACAACAGCATACTCGGTGAGTGGACAAGATATTATATTTACAACTGCACCAACAGTCGGAGCTGCAATTGTTGTAACACTTGTACATGTTGCAAATCAAATGTCAACAACTGACATTAGAGATTTTATTAACAACGCAGGTATCACAGGTGTAACTGCTAGCTTAGTAACAAGTTTTGACTTATTAGAATTATCATATAATACAAATACAGTAGGAGAAAACTTAGTATTATCTCCATCAACAACAAATGCAGACTTAGGATTTCCACCAAGTGGTGCAACAGTACAAGCACCTAGCGAACTTCAACAACAAAATGCTAACTTAGTACTGTCAGATATTGTTACACAAATTAATGCTACAAACGGATTAGAGTTAGTAATAGCAGACGAATTTAATAACGCACTAAGATTAACAAGTACAGATACTAAAAGAACATTAACAGTAAGTGGATCTGCTCAAGCATTACTAGGATTAAATGCAAACTATAATGCAAGCACAACACAGACTTCAATAGACACAACGCACCAACAAGCGGCAGTGTTAATACAAAATTCATTAACAACAGCAGGTATCACAGATGTAGCTGTTAACTATGTTAGTAACCAAATCGTAATAACGTCTGAAGCAGATAGTATTGATATGGGTACAGGAACATTTAACAACATAGCTGGATTTGATAGCGGTGTAACTAATGCTAGAGAAGCTGGTGTTGTAAACGAATTTAATGCAGTAAAAAATGGAACACCACACTTTAGTGAATTAACTTCAGACAAAGATCCAGTAATGTTTAATATATTAATTTCAGATGATAGTGCATTAGAAGTTGAAACTAAGGGAAATATAGCAACTAAGTTCAATGGTTGGAATGTATTACAAGTACAACCTAAAGCAGGAACTCCATTGTTTAGTAAAAGTACAGACGGTTCTGATTGTGGAATATGTGCAGGTACATTAAGTAGAGATGGCAATGATGCAGAAGTAACAACCAACGAAGCACATGGCTTTGAAGTTGGCGATTACGTAATGCTAGTGAATACAGATACTACTCCACCTATTGATGGTATACACAAAGTTACTAAACTAGGAACAGACAACAAAGTCTTTTACATAGATGAATTTATTGAAAAATGTGGTAATGCAGTTTGTGTACTACCACTAGTTACAACAAGATTTGCAAACGAAAATATAAGCACAAATGCGTTAGCTGATCCAACTTGGAATTTACCAGCTAACACATTGATATGGGAAAAGTTTAACAATGCAACATTGGGAACATGGGTATATTCAGTATCAGGATCAAACAAAACATTTGTAAGATCAACTACACATAGACCAACTCAGTATGATGTTGATAATATTATAATTTACAATCAAGCAGACAATACTACAAAAGTTCAGTTAGAAGCATACGATCCTATGAGAAAGGTTCTCCCAGGTGTTGCTATGCAAAACTTAGAATATATAGAAGTTGCAGATAATGCAATTTATAATACAAGTACTGATGATTCTACAGCAACTGATCAGAATAATGCATGGGGCACTGAGCAAGTAGGAACAAGATGGTGGGATACAAGCAAAGTACGTTACTATGATTATGATCAAGGTACTGTAAGTTATAGAACAGACATGTGGGGCAAACTATATCCTGGCAGCGAAATTGTTGTGTGGGAATGGATCCAATCTACAGTGGCACCAGATGATTATGCAGACGCAGTTAAGTCTAGCAAAGAAATGTTTGGAGTTATAGCAACAGGTGAAGCATATTCAGTTGTTGATAACAAAACTAATGAAACCGATTACTATTATACTATTGATAAAATTTGGAACAGCTCTACTAACGCATACGACAATGTTTACTACTTCTGGGTTAAGAATAAAACTACAATAAACAATCAAAGATCTTTATCAGCATTTGATGTTGCATCAATGATTGAAAATCCAACACAGTCTGGTATTGCTTGGTATGCAGTATTAGATAGCAAAACATTTATTATCGATAACATCAACTATTACGTAGAAGATAAAAATACAGTATTACAAATTAACAAGGCGCCAGACAAAGTTAACTCACATAATGAGTGGACACTTATTGCTAAAGACAAAGATATCATTCCAGGATATTATGTTAGAGGTATGAAATATAATTTAGCAGGACAAGATCTTAATGCTTCTAAAATTCCATATCAAACTTTACATAGATTTAGTAAGTATGGAGATAACTTCGATGAAGGGCAAACATGGTTTAATAATTTATACGAAGCTAGAAGAAATACAGCTACAGCTATAAATGGATTACTAAAAGATATTTGGATTAATGATCAATATCATAATACTTGGAACCGAACAGCATTCAACAAATCATTTCCAACATACTT